GGTACGAGCATCAAGACGATGCTCCAGCTCGCGACGCCGTCGACGAGGCAGATTCAGCTGCTGGAGTGGGGCTTCAGCCTGGACGACCCGCCCGGCGCGGACGGAGTGGTGGAGCTGCTGCAGACGGACGTTGCGGCGACGGTCACGGCGCACGTCAACGCTGGGGTGCAGAACCTCGACCCGAACGGCGCGAACACGCTCCTCACGCTGGGCACGTCGGCGACCGGGTACACGGCGTCCGCAGAGGGCACGACCACGGCGTCCCGTGTGTTCGACACGGTGTCCTTGTCGTCGGTGTCCGGCGAGTCGGGGCTGCAGTACGTGCGGCAGTGGATGCCCGATGCTCGCCCCATCGTCGCGGTCTCGCGCTTCTTGAGGGTGCGCGCCACAACACCGACCACGGCCACGGACATGCGGACGTGGGTCGTGTTCCAGGAGGTGGGCTGACCGATGCCGATCGCCCCGCTCGTCGCCGCCGTCCGGCGCCGTCTCACGAACCTCCCCGGCCCGCTCAGGGGCAGCGGGGAGGCGTCGAACGACGAGCCGGTCCTGGTCGAGCTGTTCATCGCGGGCGAGTGGGTCGACATCACCGCGGGCGGCTACGTTCTGGTCCGCGACGACAGCGGCCAGATCCGCATCACCTACGGCATCCAGGGCGGCGAAGGCTCACAGACCGACCGGGCGCAGGCCGCGCTACAGCTGAAGAACGGCGACGGCCGCTTCACGCCCCGCAACCCGTCCGGCCCGTACTACGGGCGCATCGGCCGCAACACGCCGATGCGGATCAGCGTGCCGGACGGCAACGGCGGCAAGTCCTACCGAGAGTGGGGCGAGGTCTCCGACTGGGCGACCGACTGGGACACCACCGGCAACGACGTGTGGGCCGGTGTCACGGTGGCCGGCATCATGCAGCGCTTGGCGCAGGGCCCGGCGCCGGAGCGGTCGGTGATCTATCAGGCGATCGCCGCGCCGCTGGCGAGCAGTGTGATGGCGTACTGGCCGTGCGAGGACCCCGACGGGTCGACGCAGATCGCCTCGGCGCTCACCAGCGGCAGCCCCATGCGTTTCTCCACCGGTGCCCCGGACTTGGCGGCCAGCAGCCGGTTCGCCGCGAGTGACCCGCTGCCGGTCTTCACGGGGGCGACGATGAGCGGGGGCGTGTCCCGGTACGACTCGCCCTCGGCGACGCAGGTGAGGTTCTTCTTCACGGCACCGTCCACGTCACTGAGCGACCGCAAGGTCATCGTGAGGCTGAGCCAGGCCGTGGACACGCTGACCACGCCGCTCGCCCACTACGAGCTGGTCTACAACGCGACGAACCGCAGCTTCAGCCTGATCTTCATGGGCGATGACGGCACGAACTTCGGTGTCGACCTCGACCACACCTTCGACGTCCGCGACAAGCTGCTGTACGTCAGCTTGGAGTTCCAGGAGTCCGGCTCCAGCACCATCTACACCATCCGCACCCTCGACATCCTGGGCAACGTCGAGTCGTCCACGTCGCTGACCCGGAACACGGAGGGACTCACCCGCTGCACCAACGTGTCCGTGTTCGTCGCCTCCATCTCCGCGGTCGGCCCGAACAGCTCAACGGGCCTCGCGGGCGGCGTCATCGGCCACATCACCGTAGAGAACGCCGTCACCGACATCGACGCCCTCGGCGTCCGCCTCAACCCCATCGGAGAGACGGCCGGCCGCCGCATCCAGCGGCTGTGCGCCGAGGAGGGGATCCCGTTCGAGTGGGTCGGCGACCTCGACGACACGGTGGCTATGGGGGCGCAGGGCAAGCAGAACTTGCTGTCGCTGGTGCAGGAGGCGTGTCTGGCTGACGGCGGGCTGCTGTACGAGACGCGGGGTGTGCTCGGGCTCGGGTACCGGACTCGCGCCTCGCTGTACAACCAGGACCCGGCGCTGACGCTGTCGTACTCGGGCTACAACCTCGCTGCTGTGCCGGTGCCGGTGGAGGACGACCGGTACGTGCAGAACGTCCTCACGGTCACCGCGGGCGGCGTCTCGCAGACGTATGAGGAGACGGACGGCGCGCTCGGCACCGAAGCGATCGGCAAGTACGGCGAAACCAGCGGCCTCACCCTCAACCTCGCCTCCAGCGACCAGGCCACCATCCGCGACCACGCGGCGTGGCGCGTCCACCTGGGCACCGTCGACGAGGAGCGGTACCCCCGCATCAGCGTCAACCTCGCCCACAGCAGCATCACGCCCGCGATGAAGCGCGCGATCCTCGCCCTCCGCCTCGGCGACCGCATCCAGGTCACCAGCCCGCCCGCGTGGCTCGCCCCCGACACCATCGACCAACTCGTCCTCGGCATCGAAGAGACCATCACCCACTTCGAGCACCGGCTCACGTTCATCTGCGGGCCGGCGTCGGCGTACACGGTGGGCTACCTGGACGACGAGGCGCGCATCGACACGGACGGGTCGCAGTTGGTGTCGGCGGTGGGCTCGGCAGACACGTCGCTGATCGTGGCTCCGTCGCCGGGTGAGATCACGCTGTGGACGACGAACAGCGCGGACTGGCCATTCGATATCCGGGTGGGCGGCGAGGCCATGCGGGTGACCGCGGTCGGAGGGGCGGTGTCGGACACGTTCACCCGGACCACGTCGAACGGGTGGGGTACGGCTGACACGGGCCAGTCGTGGGCGAACACGGGTGGTGTGGCGGCCGACTACTCCACGAACGGCAGCCAGGCCCTCCACAGCCCCACGGCGGTGAACTCCTCGCGGTTCAGTGTCGTGCCGTCACCGTCGGCTGACGTGGACGTACGGGTGAGCGTCTCGACCGCAGCCCTGGCCACCGGGGATTCGCAGTACGGGATGGTCCTCGCCCGCTACGTGGACGCCAACAACACCTACGGGGCCCGTGTCGATTTCCGCACGGACCAGACGCTCCGGCTCGTCATCCAGAAGCGTGTGGGCGGTGCGCAGAGCGACCTGTCCACCACGACTGTCTCGGGGACGCACGCGGCGGGCACGTTCTTCACGCTCCGACTGCAGGTGAAGGGGGCGCGGCTCCGCGCGAAGGTCTGGCCGACGGGCGAGGCCGAGCCGGACTGGCAGTCGACCGTGACGGACGGGTCGCTCAGCACGGCCGGGTCTGTCGGTGTGCGGTCGGTGCTGGGCAGCGGCAACACGAACACCCTGCCGTTCACCTTCGCCTACGACAACTTCCAGCTGACTGACCCGCAGACGCTCACGGTGACCCGCAGCGTCAACGGCGTCACCAAGTCCCACAGCGCGGGCGCGGACGTGCGCCTCGCCAACCCCTGGATTCTTCCCCTGTAAGGAGGCAGCGTGGCCGAGTACTACCCCCAGCCGGCGGCCGGTCAGCGCGCGACCGCCGCTCTGCTGCGCAGCATGCTGCCGCAGACGGCCCGCAAGACGGCCGACACGTCCCGGGCGGCGACGACCACTGCGACGGCTGATCCGCATCTGCAGTTCGAGGTGGAGGCGAACGGGGTTTACATCTGGGACGGGTGGATCAAGTACTTCGCTGATCCGGCCGCCGACCTCCTCGTCGACTTCGGCGTGCCGTCGGGTGCGCTCGGCGAGTGGCACATGGCCGCCCCAGGCTCCGGCACCGCGGCGTCCGGGACGACGGGTTACAGCCTCCGCATGGAGTCCAACGACGTGTCCCAGTCCCGCAACGCCTACGGCACCAGCGACGCGGACATGGGCGCCATCCTGCACGGCACCCTCCGCGTCGGCTCGACGGCCGGCACGTTCTCCCTGGACTGGGCGCAGGCCGCGTCGTCGGCGATCGCAGCGGTCCTCTACACCGACTCGTGGCTGCGCATGCAGCGCATCGCTTAAGGAGACATCCATGCCCAACGTTGTGACTCGCCGGTACGAGTCGATGCAGTACGACGGGACGAACGGCACAGCGGTCGCGGAGTGGCTGGACGGTGCCTACACCATCTCCAGCGACACGGGCGTCCAGCTGATGCTGCTCAGCTCGGAGGGCTCGCGGAAGGTGATCCCAGCCGGCGGCTGGATGGTGCGGGACGCGTCGCACGAACTCGTCTGGTACGGCACCGCCGCCGCGTACACGGTCCAGTGGACCGAAACCCTGGGGGGCTGACATGGCCACACCACTGACCGCAGACCGGCTCGTCGCCGCACTGCGCGCCGAAGGCGTCGTCGTCCACGAGGTCCGCTCGTGGCGCACCCACAACCGCAACAGCAAGGGCCCCTGGGGGCCGGTGAACGGGGTGATGATCCACCACACCGTCACCTCCGGAACGGCATCCTCCGTCGACCTCTGCTACGACGGGCACTCCGCCCTGCCGGGCCCGCTGTGCCACGGCGTCATCGACAAGAAGGGCGAGGTCTGGCTCGTCGGCAACGGCCGCACCAACCACGCCGGATCCGGAGACGACGACGTCCTCAAGGCCGTCGTCAACGAGACCGCACTGCCCACCGACAACGAAGCGAACACCGACGGAAACCGGCACTTCTACGGCTTCGAGTGCATCAACCTCGGCAACGGCACGGACCCCTGGCCGGCCGCGCAGTTGGAGGCGATCGTGCGGGCGTCGGCGGCGATCTGCCGGGCGCACACCGCGTCCGGGTCTAAGTGGACGGCCGCTTCGGTGATCGGCCACAAGGAGTGGCAGCCTGGCAAGGTGGACCCGCGGGGGATCTCGGGTGACATGGCCGGGATCCGCAAGCGGGTGGACGAGCGGCTGAAGCACTCCGCGTCGTGGTCGCCGAGCACTGCGACCGCCCCGGCGCCGAAGCCTCCGGCTCCGAAGCCGACGCCCACCCCGAGTGTCGAGGACCGTCTGGCCTCGCTGGAGAAGCGCGTGACCGCGCTGGAGAAGGGATGACCCCCATGAAGATCTCGAAGTACGCCAAGGCGGCGGTGTCCGCTGCCGCCGCAGGTGCGGGCTCCCTGTCGGTCGCCCTCACCGACGACACAGTGACGGCCGCCGAGGGCTGGGCTGCACTGATCGCCGTCCTGGCCGCGCTCGGCTTCACGTGGGCGGTGCCGAACCGGCAGGCTGAGGCGGTGCGGGAGTGACGCCGCCGGAGACGACGACGGTCGCATTGGAGCTGGCAGAGATTCGCAGGTCTGTGGAGGTGGGGTTCACCGAGCAGCGCGGGCAGTTGGCGCTGCTGGTGCAGCGGGGGGAGCAGACCGATAAGAAGCTCGACGACCACGAGAACCGGCTGGACGCGTTGGAGAAGGCGCGCTGGCCTCTGCCGTCGGTGGCGGTACTGGTGGCGCTCGGCTCGCTGGGCGTGGCGCTGTGGCAGGCGGCGGGCAGGTGAACGCTGGGGATGCGGTGTGGGGTGGTCTGATCTTGGCGGGTGCCGGGTTCGAGGTGTACGCGCTCCGCAACGCACGGCAGGGCGACACGCTTAGCGAGTCGACGCGCCGGTGGTTCCGCGTCCACACGAAGGCGGGCGCGGTGGTGTTCGCCGTGGCGTGGACCGGGTTCGGCGTCTGGTACCTGGACCACATCCTGCGCTGACCGGCCGCTCGTGAGGGCCTCGTTCGCCACGGCGAGCGGGGCCCTCTGCCATGCTGGTGGTAGCCGCCTGGTCCGAGAAGCCCGCGCGCTGGACGCATCCACCGTCAGGCGCGCGAGGGCGGCAGTGGATAGGAGGGCCGGAGCCGACGGGCAACGGCCCTCCGTCATGCCGCCGTGGTGACGTCCCCGCGTTCGACGGCTTGGAGCTCGGCGCACAGCCGCGCGTACTCCTCCCGCCGCTCGTCGTCCAGCGGCACAGCCGGGTGCCCGCCCGGGCCCAGCCACAGCGCGCGGATCGCCCGGTTCAGGTCGTCAGCAGACCGCACGGAACCAGACGTCACAGGATCGGGGGACATGGATCAAGAGTACGGCTCGCTCTCGTTATGCGCTGATGGCTGCGAGCGCTCCCTCAATGTCCGCCAGCCCGTCAAGCACGGCATGCGCGCCGGCGGCGCGCAGGTCACTCGCCGCAGGTCGGCCCGTCGCGACCGCTACCACTCGAACGCCGACCTGCCGTCCCCCTTCGACGTCGGCCGTTGTGTCTCCCAGAAACACCGCCTGCCTTGGAGGCACGGCCGACCGTTTGAGAGCGAAGTTCAGGAGTTCGGGTCGCCCCTCTCCGTCCTCCCCGTATGCCCCCTCGTCGAGCCGGAGGTAGGTGTCGAGGCCGAACACCGCGAGTTTCACCTCGGCGGCCTGGCGGACGTTGCCGGTCACGACGGTCTGGCGTACGCCCTGGTCCGCGAGGGCCGCGAGCACCGCAGCCGCGCCGGGTAGCGCGTGGCCCCTCTCTCGCATCTCGGCCGCCCGCCGTACGTGCAGGGCACCAAGCGCGTCAGCGAACCGGGTGAACAGATCCTCGTCGTAATCAACGTCGTGCATTCGGGCGGTCTCCCGAAGGATCACCCGCTCCGTCGACCCGGTCACGGACGCTTGCTCACGCAGCGGAACACCCGTCACCTGTTCGAAGGCCTCACCCCACAGCTCCCCACCGAGTCCCCGCGTCGCCATCAACGTGTGGTCGATGTCCCACAGCACCAGTTCCGGCACCAGCGCCTCCCCTCTCCACGAACCGGGCCTGCCCGCGTAGCGCGCACCCTACGCTCATACCAAGGAGCAAGGAGTAGGCGCATGGTTGCATCAGACCTCCCCATCGGTGACCGAATCAGGCACTACCGCGGCGGGCGCCGACAGGACGCTGTCGCAGGCCTGGTCGGCATCTCACCCGACTACCTGTCGCAGATCGAGCGCGGCCTCAAGGTGCCGTCGCTGCCCATCCTGTACGCCCTCGCCCAGGAGTTGGGGGTGCCCACGGCAGCGCTGCTGTCGGAGCAGCCTCCCGCCGAGGAGGAGTCGACGGACACCGCGGAAGCCGCAGTGGGACGTGCCCTGCTCGGCTACGGCCCGTCTCGCAGCGCCACGCCTGTGCCGGCAGCCGAGCTGAGGGACCGAGTGGAGTCCGCGTGGCAGACCTGGCAGACCGCGGGCGACCGCTTCACCCGAGCGGCCGAGACCCTGCCCCACCTGGTCGCTGACGTCGAGCACGCCTCACGTGCCGC